TATATAGAGAATATTCACATCCCCTGAACCTGAGATTCTGTGATTTTACAAAAGGCTAATACGCAAAATTTTTCAAAAACAGAGGTGCGGAGGTGCGTTTGGGACGAAACCCTTTGTTTATAGGGGTTTTCACATAACCTGACAGAGGTGCGTTACAGGTTATGTAGGTTATGTGAAAAAAGGCTTTACTAAAACTTACTGTAGAGGATATAATTCAACCATGCCAAAAGGAAAATCAGGAAATATATCTGGCCGTAATGAGAAACACTTGACGCCAAAACAAATACGTTTTGCGAAAGAGTTTGTTTATAACGACGGTTCAAAAACCCAAACCGAGTGCGCTATTTCTGCTGGGTACGGTAAATCGAGCGCTCATGTTCGAGCTTCAGAGCTGTTAAACCCACAAAAATACCCGCTTGTTGTTCGCTATGTAAGAGAGCTCCAGGGGGAGGTGGATAAAAAATATGAAGTCACTTTTGGCAGACACGTTAAAAAGCTTGCTGATATAAGAGACCAAGCTATAGACAAAGGAAATTTAACAGCAGCTGTTTCAGCCGAGGTTCAAAGAGGTAGAGCGGCTGGTCTTTATGTGGAAAGAAAAGAAATTCGTACCGGCAGCTTGGATTCGTTAAGTGAAATCGAGATTAAACAGAGAATACAAAAGTTGTTAGGAGACTATAAACCTTTGCTAGAGGCAGAAGAGGCGCAGTTTACCGAATAGTTTTTTTGTGTAGCTCGTCGACGTATTCTTTAAACTCAGGTGTCATCCCAACAGCTTCTTTTGGTTTAGTCGCGTTGTCATATTCTTCCCAAGTAAGTGTCAGGCCCATAGTGTCTTCTAGTTTGTTAGCTATTCTTGGATGACTGTCTATCGGACAATCAATACACAAACGATAGCTTTTCTTTGCCCCTTTTAGACCGATTCTAAGAAAAGGCAGCAAGTCGTGTAGTTGGTTTTGATTGATGGCATCAATTAAATTATTAGCCTGGTCCACTTCTAAATATGTTCGTAGTCTAAGCATTGTTTTTCCTCTCGTTTTGTAGAAATATAAGAGACCGCTTCTTTGCCTGTCTTAAATTACCTGTTCCAAGCTCTATAGTCTTCCCGCTTTTACTAACAAGTTTATATTCTCTAGTCTTATTGTCTTGAATAAGTTTGTGTGTTTCTTTAACCATTGTTTCGCTCCCGCTCTTTTTCTTCAATTAATTTATCCAGATACCATCTGCATTTATATAAATCTTCTAAGCCATTCTTGTGCTTATCCTTGTATCTAGCAATATATTTTACAATATTACCCTCAAGAAAGTCTAAAGCATAAGCTATAATGAAGTCGGTAACTTCTATGGTTTTTCGATAGTAAGGAGGGTTAATTTTGTCGGGTTTTTTATCTGGCATGGCGTGTTTTTTCCCAAAAGTGTCGTAAATCTCAGCCACGTTTTTTCTTATAAACCTCTTTTAACCAACCTGGATAGGTTCTGTAGTATTCAAACATATTTAAAAAAGGAGTACGACCATCCAGTTGTCTTTCTAGTGTGTTTTCTGTGTACATGTCTTTTATAAACCAATGGAAATCGGGATCAGACTCTAATTCTTTTTCCATTTCTTCCCACTCCTTTTTCCTCCAGACTTTAGTCATTCTTTTTCTCCAATATTAAAGCTCCCAAGTTGTATTTATTAACTAAAAGACCTCTGTTAGCAAACTGCCCAGGACTAAACTCTGTTTTTTCTTGGTGTTCTTTTGATAAGACAACAGGTACTTTCGACCAGTTTCTACTGCTGGCTTTGTATTTCTTTATGTGGAGCCCTGCTTCAGTTATTTTTATTATACAGGCCAGCTGTTTACTCGTCTTTCCCCAGGGTACGTTTAAAAGATCGCCAACTTTTAGTTTGTGTTTCTCTCCCTTGTGTACAATGAAGAAATTATTTTCGTGTCGTTCAAACATATCTACTTTTTACCGTTTTTTAATATACTTTGTCTTTTTAACCAAAGCAACAATTCTGTATAAGCAGAGACCTGTCCAATGTATTCGCCGTGCTGTAACGATTCTGTTTTTGCACAGCGCATTTTATTTAAGGAAGAAGCCAATTCTTTGGTAAGCTTTTCTCTTATTTCTTCAGCCAGCATTTTGCTCTTTCCTATAAATAGCCTGTGCTCTACTGATGAGTAGGTCGTTTACATTGGGATCGGGACTTGGGTTGAGGTTTTCCCAGTTTTTAGGTTCCCCTGTTTCTTCGTCCACTTCAAAAGAGACGTTGCCCCTGCCCCAACCAAGATAAACCAGATGTTTTCCGTCCGTTCTCCATTTAACTTTTGCACCGTTGCTCATCGGACATCCCCTCTTTTTATGCTGTGAATAATCGTTGGTTTGAGAACGGAGCCATAAAACTCTTTCAACACTTCTTTAAACGGTAGTTTCGGATTGTGACTATGAATTAAAGAGAAACCTCTGGTCTCTTCTTTGTTTTCAAGATAAGGCCCTTTTTCTTCTACTAACCTGAATCTAATTTCAGTTTTACTCATTGGGCCACCTCTTCCAACTCAACGGTTTCTGGTTTAACAAGCTCATTAATTTTAAACTCTCCAATAACTCTTGTAGGCATAATAATCACAATACCGTGTTCGGATTGCCAGATGTTAGAGCCTTCGCTACTGCCAGCAACAAGCGTCACAATAGGGAATTTTTTGTTCTCCCCTTTAAGTATGAAGTCTTTAAGCTTAGCTAAGTATCGTGTGTTAAAACCAGTTGGTGTGTTTAGATTAAGATTAGAGTCGATTACACGCTGCCAATCTGGGTAGTGTCCGTCATGGGTATTTATTCTATCAGCTACAGGTTCTTCATCTACGGTTCTGATTAGATGTAGCCGATTTGACTCTTCTCCGGTTACTAAATCGACTCTTTCTGAATCCGTTTTCTTTATTTGTGTGAAAACAGGAAGCAGTTTTTTTGAGTTGGGTTGATAGACGTCCAGAATAGTCTCTTTAAAACCGTCTTCAGGCAACGCTTCTTTGTCTTCATAAACACAAAGATAATGTCCGTTGGTGGCAACAATGTAGACACCACCAGCAGGTCTTTTTTCAATGTAGACACTATTTAAATAGAATCGTACATCTCCTTTTGCGGCGAAAGCACAGGCGCGGCCCAGCATTTCTCCATTTAGATTATTAATATTATAGTTCATATTAAACTCCCTTATATTTTGTTAATATTGTCCCATAATTATATACTATCTATCGTATATATTCAACTACTCTGGTATACTTTCCTTACTGTGGCGAAAAAAGAATCTTTATTTTGGAAAAAAGTTAGGGCGAACCTAAAGTCGTTCGAGCTCATTCGTATAGAATCGTGGACAAATCAAGGCATACCTGATGTTTTAGGCGTGTCTCCAGGGGGTGTTTACTTCACAGTTGAGCTCAAAGTAACCGAAAGTAACAAAGTTTCCTTCTCCCCTCATCAAATTGCGTACCACAAGCTCAGAGAAAATGCCCCGGCTTTTATCTTAGTCCAGGGTCTCTCGAAGAAGTACCCTAGAAAATATGGCTTGTATCTCTTTTCGGCCAACCAAATAGAGTCGTTGGTCGTCCAGGGACTAAAAACACCTGCTCTTTTGTCCTTTGACCAGGGTTCTTGGTCCAAGTTTGAAGAAGCTTGGACCAAGGTCATTGAATAACCTGTGGATATCCTGTGGACAACTGCTTGCTTGTCTTTTCTGAGGAAAAACACTGCGCAGCGGCCCAGGGCTGCGTTACGCACACCCGTGGTATTTGCTTGCTTGTCTTTTCTGAGGAAAGGAGCTGGGACCCCACTGCTGTGTTACGCACACCCGTGGTATTTACTCGCTTGTTTTTCCAGTCGGCGAAAAGACAATGAAGAGGCGCAGCGGGCCGCTTGCTTGTCTTTTCTATCTAAAAAGGATCAGGGCCCTGGAGCTCATCACTGGGCTTGCTTGTTTTTTCGGGGGGAGAAAAGACAATGGGGCCCACGGCATTGCCAGGTGGGCTTGCTTGTCTTTTCTATCTAAAGAGTTGCCGCAGTGGGCTGCCGGCAGGTTTTGGACCAGGCACAAAAAAACCCCCGACATTTCTGTCGGGGGTTCTTGGTCTGTTTGGATTAGACGGGGGGCTACTTTTCCGTCCTGTTGTATACTACCCTCTCTCTCCAAACAACCCAGCTAACATATTTCAAACCCTCCACAATTCTTGACGAAAGTCTGAAACTCTCGAACATTGTCCACATCAAACGGATAGCTAGTGTTGAAGTTCTTGCGTTCTCCTTTGCCATCACACCCGTTGCACTCGCCTTGGACATACTCATCATCTCTTTGTCCAGTGCCGTCGCAAAGTGTACATTCTTCCAAAGGCAATTCGGAAAGCTCTTTTTCATAGTCTTTCTTATATTGCTCAGCGCCACCATTCAAAAGTTCTTTGGCTAAAGCTTTTGCAATATACTCGCATTGTTCTTTGCCAATGACATGACCAGAGTTGTTGTGACCAGCATTAAAATCTTCTTCGCTAATGACCTCAGAACAAAGATTGGCAACATAATCCCAAAGTGGTCGCCACCACCAAACATTGTTCCTAAAGTATTGACCAGATAAAGATTGCCCATCAAAGTAGGCTTTCCAATCTTCCGAATCAAAGTCATCATGTTCAGGTCTAGCTGGTGCAGTTGTTGTTGGATTCAATCCGTATACATCCATTCCCATATCGTACTCCTTATTAATTATTGAACCCTTATTATACGAAAAATCCCATACAAATGCAAGCTAGTTTGTTCCGTCGGTCGCCCAAAGACAAGCAAGCATTGTTGTGATATACACCATCACAACAGCATTAATGCTTGCTTGTCTTTTCTATCTAAAAGAACGGGACGGCCCCGGGCCGCTGCGCAAAAAGTCAAGTGGGAAATAAAAAAGGCCACCTTTCGGTGGCCCTTCCAACACTATAATAACAAGGAGGCTAGTGTTTAATTTGTTTTGCCTCTGCGTCGGTAATATCGTCTAATGCGTTCGCCATTGCATGAGCAACTGCTTCAGCAATTGTCGCTAATACCATCTGCCTTTCTTCATGGTCGTCTGCAAATACATGCAAAGCGTAGCCAATAAAGTGTTTGGTTAAAAATTCAACCATGTGGAAACCATTGACAGCTTTGTGTTCTTTCTTAAAAGAATCTTGAAGATTCTCTATCATTTTACCAACGGCTTCTTCTGTTATTTCAAACAGCTTTTCTTCGTTCATTTGTTTCATTTTCATCTCCTTGTTTATGAATACCTGAACAGTATACCATATATCCCATACACAGTGCAACCGCTCGCTTGTTTTTTCGGGCGGGAAAAGACAAGCGACGAGGCGTTTCAGGCCACTGCTTGCTTGTCTTTTCTATCTAAAAGAAAGTGTAGGCCTGCGTGCTTCTTCGATCGGCGGGGAAAAGACAAGCGTTGATCTGCTTGCTTGTCTTTTCTATCTAAAGAAAGTTACCAGTACGGCTTCGCTGGAGGTAAAAGTCAAGGGGCAATAAAAAACCTCCCATCATTTCTGATGGGAGGTTCGGAGGCAACTTTTAAAGGTAAGTTACAAAACCATAGATTGCCACGACTGAAACAAACCCACAGACGACAGTATAAAGACTAGCCAACAGAACAAATAGAATCTGGTCTGTTGTCCTCCATACTCTGTAGATTATAAATGGCATGAAGATGGTGCAAAGAATTGCTAATGCCTCAATGGCGTGAATTATGTTAGTCATGGGATTCCCTCCACTTTTCTATACGCATCTCTGCTATCTTCATTAAAGCCATATCTCTGTCTAATCTAAAGCTAAGCATTACGCCAGTAATCATTAACTGCATCTCTTGACTGTTGTCATTGTAGACCTCATCAATGATGTACTCCTCTTGAGCTGTGTTGTGTTCGTTACTCATTGTTCGACTCCTCTATTATCCATAGAATCTCGTCTCGGTCATCATCAGCATGAAGTCCATGCTCAACTGCCTTTTCATTTATCAGATCATTGCGTTCTTTTTTTAGAGCGTTTTGTCCTTGCTCAATTTGTTCAATAAGTAGATCGCTTAGTTTACTCATAATCATATCCTCCGTATTAATGTTGATTACATATATAATAATACTTGAATTATCCCATAAATCAAGTAATATAGTAAGAGTAATAACAATTAATAAAGGAGGCTAACATGCCACAAGATATTACAGAAAATAACAACGTACCAATGGCAATGATAACTGCCGACATTGACTCAAATGATGCTAGGACTATCATGCTACTGGTCAAACTCTTTGCGGGCAAGAAAGATGGAACAGCGACTGCTCAACAAAAGCATGATATAGAAACTATTGAGCATTTAGTAGGCAC